CCCAACAACAGCCCTGGCCACTACTCAGCCCGGTGGCTCAGTGTTTTCAGGTATCCAGGCATTTGAAGATGCCCAACGCATCGCCAAGGCATTGGCCAGCAGCACGCTGATACCGCCTCAGTTCCAAGGGCAGCAGGGGTTTGCTAACTGCCTTGTTGCGCTGGAGATCGCCAATCGGATGGGTATCAGTCCATTTTTGGCGATGCAGCATCTGCACGTCATCCATGGCCGCCCGAGCTGGTCAAGTCAGTTCATCATTGGCCTGATCAATGGCTGCGGCAAATTCAGCCCATTGCGTTATGAAATCAGCGGCAAGGGCGACACGTTGGCCTGCACTGCTGTAGCCACAGAACTGAGCACCGGCGAAGAGCTGCGAGGCCCAGAGGTGACGATGGCGATGGCCAAGCGTGAAGGCTGGGCCACTAAGAGCGGCAGCAAGTGGGCGACGATGCCCGAGCTGATGATTCGCTACCGGGCTGCTGCCTTCTGGGGCCGTCTATTCATTCCTGAGCTGCTGGTTGGCATCCACACGCAGGAAGAGGTGATGGACGTGGAGCCTGTCAGCGTTAGCGAGGCACCGGCCACCAGCGTGGCTGATTTGAATGCCAAGCTGCAGGCTGAAACACCAGAAGCCGCAACGGATCAGGATGAGCTCTTCTGACTACTTAACGGCCACGCAGTTAGCGCAACGATGGGGCCTGCACCCTGACACGCTGATGCGCTGGCGCAAGGCGGGCAAGGGTCCGTCCTATTTCAGAACTCCCGGTTTCGTGCTCTACCCCCTGGCCGAGGTGGAGCAATACGAAAAGGCCAACACCATTACCCACGATTGACGATGACCTTCTCTGTTAATGGCGCCCTGTTCAAGCAATCCGAAGCGGATTGGCAAAAGCGCATGGGGGATAAGTTCCAAGCCGGCAAGAATTACCCCGAATTTGATGGGGTGCTGAATGTGCCAGCTGATCAGGCCTATGCCCTGGCGCAGTATTTGATGAACGCCGATCCGCAGGGTGATCGGAACGAAATCCCGGTTCGTCTTAGCGGCTGGGCCAAGACCGCCAATAGCGGGGTCAAGTATTTGAGTGTGGTGGCTAAGCCTGACTGGAAGACCCAGCAGGGGATTGAGGCCAAAGGTGCAGCCGAAAATCTTGCAAAGGCCACCGATGGGGTGGTGGTTGACGCTGATTTGTTTTAGCGACCCATCAGCTCGCATTCGAGCCGGGCGATCTCATTCACAGCTTGCTGCAGCAGCTGCTGCTGATAGCAGACTTGCTTGAGAAGCGCCGCGGCCATGGTGCCCGCATCCTCGCTATGCAGCAGGGTGCGGGCTTGTTTTTCGATCTCAAACTGCTGTTCTGGCGATAGCTGGACAGCCATCCACTCACCGAAGTTCATGGTGCCATAGTGGTGGTGTACTTCTGCAGGATACCTATGGACTGCCCGCGTTGCGGTGGCGATCAGATCAGAGCACTATGCACCAACGGCAAAGAAACTGATCGGATCACCAGACAGCGGCGTTGTCTTGGCTGCAAACACGTCTGGTACACGGTGGAGTTGCCCGTACATATGGCAGTGATTGGCTGGTCTCGTGGTCGCGGCAAATCGATGCCGGTGCTGCGTGTCCCGGTGGAGCTGGCAGTCGGTAGGGAGGCATTGTGAACAACTGTCACAGCGGCCTTTGCAGTACACCGCATGAAGGGCATCATGGCCTCGTTCGCCACTCACTGATGAACACCCTCAACAACGCCATTTGTTTACTCTTCGCAGCCGCAGCCTTCGCCATGATCGGCATCGAAGCCGGCAACCAAGCGAGCGTCACTCATTCCGGCACGCAGGAGGTAGTTCGCCATGACTGAACGCCGCTACTACTTCCAAATCCCAAGTGCCAACGTGATCGATTGCGTTATGGCCTGCAGCATTACTGACGCCAAGCAAAAGGCATTTCAGGAATATGGTCACAAGTGGCCAGATCTTGAATGGATCAATGCCGAAACCATCACTGAGTCGATCATCCATGGCTGAGGTGCAAGGCGCGCTTTTGCAATGGCGCACTGATGAGTCTGAACTGGGTAGCTATGGCGAAGGCATTAGCCGGCCTCGCCACAACGCCCGTGTAAAGGATTTCACGGTCTTAGTGCGTTTTCCGCAGACCAGGCCAATCAAGTGGTACACCCGCGCCGAATCCAAACGCGCTGCTGCCAAATATGCTCGCAACCGCTGGCCACAAGCCACTGCCGTGGAGGTGCTGTGAGCAATATCCGCCAGCGCCTTGAACAGCTGCTGACTGATTCCGGCACCTATCGTCAAGGGCAGCAGGATGAACGCCAACGGCTGCAGCAGCTGATCGATTTGCGTATTGATGAGCTCAACAGCATCACCGGCCTGCGCTTTAGGCAGCAGATCTGCGAAGAACTGCTGCGCATCCGTCAACAACTTGAACCATGAAGGAACACCAGCTCGATCAGCAACGCGCCGACATGATGGCGGCCATTTATGAACGCAGCGGCCGCACATGTGGCACCTACACCGGCCTATGGGATGAGTTTTGCCATGATCTCGCTGCGAATTTCCGGGATACTGACTACCCAGAGCTGCTGGCTCGTGTGGTGCGCGCCATGGATGCCACAGAATCCGTGATGACGCAAAAGCAGGCCCAGCAGGCCATTGAGGTGTGCCGCCAGCAGCTGCTGGGAGATAAGTGGCGATGACGCGGCACGCCGGATCGTTCAAGACTGGCGAGCAAAACTATGCCGCAATTCTGACGCCGGAGCTGGTGCGTAAGCTGCGCCAGCTGCAGCGTGAGGGGTGGTCGTATCGCCAACTGGCAGCAGAGTTTGATGTTGACGAAAAACACGCATGGCGCATTTGCAAACGCATGGTTTGGGCATGGCTCGATGACTGACGCGATCAACCCAGACCACTACCGCCGCGGGCCGGTGGAAGCTATCGACGTGATTGAGGCGGCCGTGGCTGATGCGCCCCATATGGTCCCGGCATATCTGCAGGGGCAGGCGCTGAAATACTTGCTGCGCATGTGGTGCAAGGGCAATGCCTTGGAAGATGCCCGCAAGTGCCGCTGGTATTTGGACCGCCTTATCGCCAAACTGGAGGGATGATGCCCCACCTGCCAGGTCTGTCCATGCTTGAGCGCTGGGCGCTTGGCATCCTTGTGCGCAGCCGGCGCACCGGGCTGGTGGTGGTCAAGCCATACGGCCGCGGCGAGATGATCGTCGCAGCAGACCAGACTGATCCGGTTGCGGCTTATGTCACCAATGGCCCGGATGAACCAGCCAGCATGACGCTAGAGCGCATCTTTCATCAGCCGGCATACGGCGAGGATCAATGATCAGCCTGCACGCTGGCCGTTTGCTGCTGGTGTGCAAGCGCTGCGATGGGCACTGGTACGCCCGCGTTGTGCTGGGTCCAAAGCCTGAGCATCAGCTTGAGGCCGACACAGGCACAGTGCGATTGCAGGATGCGTTGATTCGTGCGCAATCCATCTACCAAGCTGCACAGTCGGAACTGCGATCGCTCGATCACCCTCCGATGTGTTGGGACTGCCACTACTGGGAGATGCGGCAACAGGGATGCGGCTTGGCGTTGCCAGAATCAAAGCGTAGTGGCGGGCGCTATGCGGCCCGCTGTGAAATGTACGAACGTGCCTCGTGAGTGGGCCACACCTATACGCGCTGATTGGTGCCCACTGATCCACCAGTCTCTGCAGGCAATCGACCGTCACAACACTCTTTGGTTTGCTAGCAGTGATCCATTTCACCTAGAGCAAGCGCAGGCTCTACGGGAGTATGTCGCCAGACTGAAGGCATGGATCTGTCAGCAAGAGGCGGCGCGATGTACGGACCAGAAGTGATCAGCCGGACAGACCGTGATGGCGGCTACATCGAGACGTTGATGCCCGTGCGCGGTGAGGTCTATTACCGCAGCTGTGTCGCTGGCACTTGCCGCTATAGCTCTGATTTGTGGCAGGCCGAAATGTACCTAGATCAGCTGTTGGGTCGCAGCCTTAGTTGATAGGTTGGCCGGTGCCCAGGGCTCACGCACCGCTGAGCTCACCGCAGCCGGCCGCTACGGACGCTGAGCCTTTTAGAAAGAACTCGCCGAGATTATGGCTCAGATTGCAGCCAGCGTGCGATCGCCCATTCGCCTAGAGCTGACCAGAACGGCTGAGCGCGATACCAGTCCACCCAAGGTTTATGGCCTTTGCTGCAGTTGCAGCCCATGCAGCAGGCCACCAAGTTGCTAGGGATGGTGGTGCCGCCGTGCGCCTTTGGGATGACGTGATCGATGGTTGGGCTGCGGCCGAGCTCTTCGCCGCAGTAGGCGCACTGATAGTTCCAGGCCAGAAGGATCTGATCACGGGCCGATCGCCGCGTAACCAGGCGGGTTTCGTCAATCCGGTGGCGATCCACAGAGATCTGGCGGAATGGGCACCGCGTTCACCTCGATATCGATGATGTCCTCATCAGATCGGATGAACTCAGCCATATGGCTGTAGATATCGCCAGGCAGATCATCTGCAGGCGTGTTGGATCGTATGAATAGCTTGGCGTTGATCTCCAGGAAATAGCCCTGCATGATCCGGCGCCGCTTGGCATACGGTAGCGGTCGCCACTGAGTCGCACGAGACTTTAGATTTAGTGCGGGATTCATCGGCAGGATTCAGGCTACGGTCTGCCGCATGACATACATCCTTCGCATCGGCCCGTGGCATATCGGACCATTCCCGACCCATACGGCCGCCAGCCACTTCGCTGAATCGCACGGTTGCGATGACTACACGATGATTCCGATGGATGATCCAGCTGAGGCGCCTGGCAAGATCTACCGGCTGCGCATGGCTCCATTGGCGCATCCCATGAAAAAAGCGCCGGCGGCTTGACCGGCGCCTGAGTCCTCGACTCTCCGAGCAAACGCTAGCCCTTGCTGCCGGTGACGCCTAGGTCTGCGTTATATCTTCCGGTTTGCGCGTAGCTGCGCTCCACGGTTCCACTGACCAGCAGGAATTTCATCTGTCCAATACGCAGGCCCGGCCAAATCGGTAATGGGTGCAGGCGCCGCTGATTGCGTAGCTCCATTGTCAGCCTGCTACCAAACCACCCTGGATCTGCCCAGCCGGCCTCAGCATGATCCCAGCCTTCGCGTGCGCGGCTGGATTTGAGCACAAACTGCGCGCCGACGTGGTTGGGCAGGTTGAAGATTTCCTGCGTTTCGGCCAGGAAGAACTCCCCGGGCTGAATCCAGAACGGATCGTCCTGCGTGTGCCCATGCAGTTGCACCTTTTGCAGCTCGATACTGCTGGCCACCTCCATCATGATCTGCGTGCCGAGCGTGACGTCGTAGCTCGCGGGGTTGAGCTGTTCTTCGTTGTATGGGCTCACCATCCCATGCCGTTGGCACAGCCGGCGGATCTCGTGATCAGGTAACAGCACAGGGCCTCAATAATCCCAGCGCACCTTAGCCCTGCTGCTGCGGATGCCTAGATGGATAAAGCCTTTGTAAGCGCCGTAACCAAGGCTATAGGGCCAATTCTTGTCGCACCAGTTCTGCACGGCATAGATATCAGCGCCATCGATGTAGAAATCGACTGCGCCACAGCCGGGCTTGTAAAGGTGCTCGCTATTGCTGGCACCACCCACCTGCGCATTGATGGCCGGCGGTCTATAGCCCGATGTGATCACGATGGGCTTGCCGCCGAATTGCACGCGCACACGTTCCAGGAATGCTGCAAGTTCTGCTGCAATGTCTAGCTGGCCTTGATTGTCAAACCTGCGTGCCTCTTGATCCAACGCAAACTCCCCCAACCTGATGTGTGGCGTAATCCGTGCGCTGAATGGGCTGCTGGGCCGCAGCTTGGCAGTTTCATGCTCAACGATGGATTGATGCCTGCCCCAGAGCTCGCTTTCTGCCCTCCTACGCCGCAGCAGACCAGCCTCAACGTTGGTGCCAGGGTTGCGGTACAGCTCCAATGCAGCGGGCACCACGGCCCAATCACGTTCGCGCAGGCAGCGGCTGATCGTCTCAAATCCTGCTGAGCCGTAGAACCCAGCGCCAAGGTTGTAAGCAAAGCTGACCAGCGCAGATCGCTGGTTGTCA